TGCAGATATTGAAGTATTGCCAAATGATGTTAATATTTCTGATGATGCAACTGCCGTGACTACTGTTACATTTGATGCTCCGGTCTATTTGAATGGAGATGGTACGCAGTATGCTATAGTTCTTTTGTCGGCATCTACGGAATATACTGTTTGGATTTCTAGATTAGGAGAAGCTGATGTAAAATCGGCTGCTTCAGAAGCAGGGCAAATATTAGTTACACAGCAACCGCTTCTTGGTTCTCTCTATAAATCACAAAATGCTGCGGTTTGGACGCCAAGTCAATATGAAGATCTTAAATTCCAAATATTCAGAGCAGATTTTGAACGTCAAGGATCTGTTCAGTTCTTTAATCCACCATTACCTACTGATATTTCTCTTCTTAAAACAAATCCATTTGCTGTTAATTCAAAAACTATTAGAATTGGAATTGGAACAACGGTACAAGATTCTGATTTAGAATATGGAAATACAATTACCCAATTAAAATCTGGTGCAACTGGAAATTACGTAGGAAGTGCTGGTACTGCTAAGACACTTCAAATTACAAATGCTGGTATTGGATATACTCCAAGTAGTGGATCAACTACTTATTCTAATTTAACATTAACTAATCTTAATAGCGGAACTGGAAAAAATGGAACTGCTAATATAACAATTAGCTCTGGTGTTGCAGTAGCAGCAACTATATCAGATGGAGGATTGGGATATAGTGTTGGAGATTATTTAACAATATCATCAATTGGCATTGCTTCTGTAGGAAGAGATCTTAGATTAAGTGTTACTGAAATTGATGGTTTTAATGAACTTCTTGTAAATAATGTTCAGGGGACATTTACAGTTGGTGCAGGATATACACTAACGTATGAGAATTCTGCAGGTCTTACTACTACTCTCAATAGTACACATTCTGGTGGTGTTGTAATAACACAACCTCTACAAGAAGTAGATGATGGATTGCATTTTAAAATAGATATGAGAAATCATGGAATGCATTCGGATGTTAATAAGGTTACTATATCAAATGCACAATCTGAGGTTACACCAACAGAAATAAATGTAGATTATTCTGCTTCTAGTACTGGAAATATTTCTCTTGCAAGTACTGCAAACTTTACAGAATTTGAAAATGTTGCTGTTGGAGCAACTAATGCTGGTTATGTTAAGATTGGAAATGAGATTATTAAATATACTGGACATGCATCAAATACATTAACAGGAGTTACAAGAGAGATTGATGGAACAAAGGCATTTGCATATACAAATGGACAAAGAGTTCATAAGTATGAAATGAATGGAATATCACTCCTTAGAGTTAATAAAACTCATGATTTAAGTGAAGGAGATATTGATGAGCAAATAGGACTTGATTATTTCTATTTAAAAATTGATAATTCCTCAGGAACTAATATAAGTGATAGAACTGGAACTGTTGGTTGGCCCAGTCTTCTTTTTAATGAATCTGGATCTTTTGGGGGATCTAATGTTAAGGCAACTTATAATGTTCCCTTTGAAATTATAACTCCAGAAATAGTGACGATTACTCCTGTATTTACAACAGTATCATCTTCAGTAAGAACAATTACTGGTAAGAGTATTGATGGAATTGAGGCTCCTTATGTTGATAAAGGATTCCAACCAGTTTCTTTAAATGCTCTTAATTATTTTTCTTCTCCAAGAATGGTTGCTTCTAAAGTAAATGAAGATGCTCGACTTACTAATCTTCCTGGGAGAAAGTCTTTTACTATGAATATGAATTTAGTAAGTTCTGATCCAAAACTTTCTCCAATGATTGATCTTTCAAGAGCAAATATTATATTTACCTCAAATAGAGTGAATAGACCCATAACTGATTATGTGAGTGATAGGAGATCAAATACTATTGTAGATGATCCGAATAAATGTTTTTATGTTTCACGACCAGTAATTTTAACAAATTCAGCAACTGCTATAAAGGTGATGCTTACTGCATCTATTAGTGAAGAAAATGACATTAGAGCATTTTATTCTATTCATGATAGTGTATCAGGTTCTGTTGTTTTCACTCCATTCCCCGGATATTCAAATCTTACTGATGGGAGAGTAAATGATCCTTCTAAGAATACAGGATCTCCTGATACTCTTATAGCGAAAAATGATTTTCATGATTATGTACCTGGTCCAAGATCATTTAGAGAGTATGAATGGTCAATTGATGACTTGCCATCATTTAAAGTTGTTAGAATTAAATTAGTCATGACATCAACAAGTCAAGCGGTTGTACCAGTTATTCAAGATCTAAGAGTTATTGCACTTGCATAAAATGAAAAGAAATTTAATTCCAGTTGAGGGGGATAGTTCTCTTTTTAGAGATTCTACCACAAAAGCTATCATTAATGATAATAAATTAGAGTATGATTCATATCTTTCTAGAAAGAAATTTCAAGAAAAGGAACGTGACAGGATTGGAGATCTAGAGAATGATTTTGATTCTATTAAAACAGAGTTAGATGAAATTAAATCTTTACTTAAAGGATTAGCGGAGAGGAGTATCTAATGGCAACTCATTCATTTAAATTTGATCCCAATGCAGGAACTTCTCAAGGTGTTAATTTAGTAGTTAATACTGGAGCAAATTATAGAGATAATTATGAAATAACAGATGTAAATAGTTCTTCTTTTGATTTTACTGGATGGTCAATATCTGCTCAAATGGCAAGAAGTGTTGCTGTAGGAGCTACTTTAGGTGCTGTAGCAACTTTTAGAGTAGGATTTTCAAGTGCTGCTAATGGTAAGTTTATTAGTTCTTTAACTACAGCAGATACGAGATCATTAAATGAAGGTAGATATGTGCATAATATTTTAGTGAGTTCTGGTTCTACTGTATATACCATTGCTTCGGGAAATGTTCTTGTTAAAGCGGGAATTGCTTCAGCACCATAAATAATTTAAATATACTAAATAGATGTCTCAGCCTAGTACCAGGTCCGAATTAATTGATTATGCTAAAAGGCAGCTGGGTGCTCCTGTCTTAGAAATTAATGTTGCCGAGGAGCAAGTAGGAGATCTTTTAGATGATGCTCTCCAATATTTCCATGAGAGGCACTTTGATGGCGTAGCTCAAGCATTTTTAAAATATAAAATCACACAAGATGATATTGATAGGGGAAGAGCAAGAGGTGGTAGTAATACTGCAGGAATAACTACTACAACGGCTACCACAACTATTGATGGGACATCGATAGATTTTGATTGGGAAGAGAATAGTAATTATTTTCAAGTTCCACCTTCTGTTATTGGAGTAACAAAGATATTTCACTTTGATGGTACTAATACTGTTACCAATAATATGTTTAGTGTTAAATATCAGATGTTTTTGAATGATATTTACTATTGGGGATCTACTGAAATTTTAACTTATGCAATGGTAAAAACTTATCTTGAGGATATTGAATTTTTATTAACAACCCAAAAACAAATAAGATTTAATCAAAGAATGGATAGATTATATCTTGATATTGATTGGGGAAGTATGGCAAAGAATGATTATATTATTATGGATTGTTACAGACTTGTTGATCCAAATGATTTTTCAAGGGTTTGGAATGATTCTTTCTTAAAACTTTATTTTACTGCATTGTTAAAAAGGCAGTGGGGTCAAAATCTAATTAAGTTTGGTGGAGTAAAACTTCCAGGTGGTGTGGAATTAAATGGAAGACAAATATATGATGATGGTGAAAAAGAAATAGAACGAATTAGGGAGAGAATGTCTAGTACTTATGAACTTCCACCTTTAGATATGATAGGTTAGTGCTATGGTACTTAATCCATATTTTCAACAAGGGTCTAAAACAGAACAGAATCTTATTCAAGATTTGGTGAATGAACAACTACGCATGTATGGCGTAGAGATATATTATATACCCAGACAATATATAACAAAAAATACAATAATAAAAGAGGTAATTGAATCTAAATTTACGGATGCTTATCCTTTGGAAGCATATGTAGATAATTATGAGGGATATGAAGGTTTAGGAACCATCATGTCTAAATTTGGAATTCAAGATCTTGATGATCTTGTTCTTGTTATTTCCCAAGAAAGATATGAAAGTTATATATCTCCCCTCATTAAGAATATACCTAATATAGAATTATCAACTAGACCAAAAGAGGGAGATTTAATTTGGTTTCCATTAGGAGATCGTTTATTTGAAATTAAATTTGTAGAGCATGAAAAACCATTCTATCAACTTCAAAAGAATTATGTTTATGAATTGAGATGCGAACTCTTTAGATATGAAGATGAGGTGGTTGATGTTGGTATTGAAGATATTGATGATAATGTAGTTGATAAAGGTTACATTCAATCTCTTACTATGGTAGGAACTGCTTCTACTGCCACTGCATATACTGGAGTGGTTAATAAAGCAGTAAGGTTTATTACTGTAGAAAATAGAGGATATAACTATACTACAGCACCAAGAGTTGCTATTTCATCAGCACCATCTGGAGGAACAGATGCAGTAGGAATCGCGACTTTAATTAGTGATATTATTGATTGTGATGGAGTTAAGGGTAAGAAAGTTCAGGGTGTTGAAATAAGAAATCCGGGTATTGGGTATACTGTTGCTCCTGGTATTGCATTTATTCATGAGACGGGCGTAGGAGCAGCTGCAACGGTTGGTATTGCATCAACTGGTGCAGTTGGTATCGTAACGATTTCTACGGCAGGTGGAGGGTATGTAACGGCACCTACAGTAACCTTTGAGACTCCAACACATGTAGGTGCTGCAGCAACTGCTACTATTAAGAGTCCAATTGGAGCAGGGGTAAGTGTTATTTC